GCCGTGCCGCAGCCCGCCCCAGAAGCCGCTGTGATCGACCGGCGTCTGATCCGGCTGGATGTTGGGCAGCGGCTGGGTGGCACGCGCCAACAGCCCATTGATCATCTCCGGCGTGAGCGCGGAGTAGTCGATGCCAGGGGCGGGAGCGGCGGTCGTCTGATCGTCGGCCATGGCGTCCCCCTACAATCCCAGCAGCCCAGGTCCAGGCGGTCGTGACGGCATTTGTGGCGCTCCTCCGGCCACGGCGGGTCCGGTCGCGGCCTGTTGATACATCTGCTGGCGCTGGGTGAGCAGGCGTATCAGTTCAAGGAGGTTGATCGGCTGGCTCGGCCGGCCGACCGGCGAGTTGGGGATCGGCGCGTTTTGTGGCGCCAGTGTTGGTATGGTGCCGGGGTTTCTGCTCGGATCGGCGTACTGATCGCTGCCGGCGCCTAGCGTCTGCGCCGCTGCCTGCCAGTTGATGCCGGAGCCACTGTTCGCGCTGTTGAACCCCGACGTGTCGCCATATGTGGCGGGATTGGATGCGTCCGATGAAATTTGCACCATCGCCTGTTATCCTTTGACCGCGCTGGCCGCCGTGCTGCCCAGCTTGGACGCGAAGCCGATATAGGCGCCGATGGTGTTGAGCAGGCCTGGATCGGTCTTCTGCGTCGTGCTGCTGCTGCCCGTTCCCGTGGACGTCGTGCCGTAGGGCACCGCGCCCACGGCGGAGAGCAGCACATCGAGGTTCTGATACGGCTGCTGTTGCTGCGCCTGCCAGTTGCCCATCGCCTCGTCGATCAGTTGCTGATGGTAGTTCTGCTGCCCGGTGCCCGCCGCCTGCAGCGCGGCGGCCTGTTGCTGGTCGAGATTGGCCTGGGTCACCGCCTGACCCGGTAGCTGCTGCGCCGCCAGCAGCCCTGATTGCAGATCGGTGTTGGCCACGCCCTGCCCTGACGTCAGGCCCTGGCCGTAGGCGGTAGCACCCAACCCGGCCATCTGTCCCGCCGCCCCGTAGCCCTGCTGGGCCATCACGTTGGCGGCGTTGTAGCCCTGCGTGCCGAGCGCGCTGGCCGCGTTGTAGCCCTGCTGGGAGGCGTTGTTGGCCAGATTGTAAGCCGGTGTGAGCGCGCTGTTCCACCCGCTGTTGAGCATGTTGCCGATGAACTGCTGCGTTCCCAGCGCGGTCTGCGCGTCGGCGACACCTTCTTGCACGCCCTGGCGCGAACCACCGAACGCACCGACCTGATTGGCGTTTCCGGCGATGCCTTGTTTGGCCAGCGCCAGTTGTTGCTGGCCCGCCTGATACGCCGGGTCGATCACCTGCGCGGTGTAAGGCGACATCAGCGCGGTGGCGTTGGCGCCGACCTGTTGGGCCGTGGCCGGGCCGGCGTTGGCCAGATACGAGCCGAGCAGGCCCTGTGTCTGCCCCAGTGCCGAGCCGAAATAGTTCTGCGACTGCCCCCGCGCGTCGCCGAAATAGTTCTGTGCCTGTCCGCCGGCGTTGTTGTTGTAATTGCCGTAGAGCGACGATGATAAGGCGTTGATCTCATCAGCGGTGATCGGGTTGGCCTGTCCGATCAGGCCGCCCCAGGTGTTCGCCGCCGCGCCGAACGCGGGATTGGCGCTGCCCTGCAGGTTTCGCACCGCCTGATAGGCAGCGGCCGTGTCGGCCGACTGACCGGCCACCTGTTCGCCCGTGTAATAAGGCGTTGGCGTTTGATTGCTCAACGCGACGGCGCGATCAGTCGCTTCATGCGCGGCGTTGGTCAGCCAGTCGGGCAGTTGCGTGCTGGAACTGGTATCCTGACTGCTGGTGGTTTTCTGCGAGCCTCCCTTACCGCCGCCCATCTCAGTCACTCCTCACGAGCGTCTTATGGAAATTGAACAGATGCGGTGACGGCCGCCATCCGATGGGCGCGGCCGCCCTGGCCCACCCCTTGCGTCCACAGGCCGTAGCCACGGTGCATCCCTGTTCGATCAGCCAGGGATTCACCTCATGTTCCAATGCGAGCACGTCCCGTAGGCAGCCCGAAAGCAGCCAATAATGACCCGCCTTCATGCGCGGGAACGAATGGATTTCCGTGATAATGAACCCATCTCGCCACTCCCAGAACCGGGCGTTCCCAGCTTCTACCAAAGCCATCACATCCGCTATCGTGTGGGTGTTCCCGCCATAGTCCAGCGCCTTCTGGAACCGCGCCCGCTTCTCTTCGGAAGACAATCCGCTCACGTCCTGGGCACCGCTTCGGTGGCGATCGTGCCGGCGTTGTCGATGCTGACCTTCCATGTCGTTCCGTCTGGCGACCGCAGGCCGATGAACGGCCATGTCGGCGGCGATGTCGCTGACTGCTTCGCGTTGATCGCGTCGGCGAGCTGTTGCAGGCGCTGATTGATGTCGCCGCTGACCGGGGCGACGAACGGCGCCGGCGGATGCCTGAGTGTCGCGACCATCAGCGAGATCCTCCCTGGCGCATCTGAAGACGCGGACGGCCGACGGTGAACGGCCCGTCAAGTATCGCTTCGAGCCGCATGCGCACCGAGCGGCCGGAGAAACGTGTATCCATCAGACCGTTGTGGACTTCGGTGTAAAGACCGGTGTCGGTTTCAACGCTGTCCCACGGCTCCTCGCGGGCGAAGAAGCGGAAGCCGAACGGCGCCGACAACGTCGGATTGGCGGTGGCGTCGAAAACCACCTGTTTCACATGAAACCGATTATTCCCCTCACCACCATTGAGCGCGCCAGTTTCCAGAAAGACCTCGCCAGCGGAGGCGCGCGGGGCGCCATCATCGGTGTACCCGGATTCGTGCTGATAGAGCGCGCCCCCCGAGGTGGAGGCGCCGCCCAGCACGGGAAAGTCCAGCGTGCCGATCCGATCGCCCGCCGTGCGCGCCCGTGAACCGAGCAACCAGTAGCCAGGATTGTTCGTGTAGTTCATCGCGATGTAGCGGTTGTTTTCACCGTCGGTCGAGTTTTCGTCGGGCCAGTCCCACCACATCTCGGCGAACCGCGGATTGGCGGAGCCGAACAGTCGGCCCGCGCCTCCGGCTTTCAGCACCGAGAAGAACCAGTTCTTCACGTCGCACTGCAGCGGTTGGACGTTGCCGTTGTAGGACCAGAAGTTCTGATTGGACATCCAGGCGACGAACGAACCGGCGCCGGCCACCGCGCGCGGCGAGATCGGTCCGCACCCGGTGCCGATCTGAGTGATGCCATAGGCGTATGGCGCGCCGACATACTGCATCAAATGCACATCGTTCGTGGTGAACAACAAAATCCCGGCGCTCACCTTCACCGCTGTCAGCGCGGCGGCCGAGGTGACGAGTTGCTTATCGCCGGCCAAATTGGTGACGTTGGCCGCCCAGACCGTCATGTTCTCCTGATCGGACCACGCGATTTTGCGTGGATCGCCGCCCGCGCCATACAGCACCACCTGACGTTGGTCGGTCACGATCACGCCGCGATTGTTGGTGGGCGCGTTGAGCACCTGCGTGGCGTGGACGGTCGGGGTTTTCGGGTCCCAGACATAGAGATGGCCATCCTGGGTGGGCACCACGACCAGCAACTCGCCGAACGTGTCCATCGACCACCAGTCAGTGGCATTGCCGAGAATGCCGGGCGGTCCTATCGGGCCGCCGGTTCCACTCGATATGCCATAGACGCCGAAGCCGTAGTCGCCGCGGCCGTAGCCGGATGGAAAGCCAGACGGCAGAATGGGCGGCGCCCCGGTCGGCGTGATGTCGTGAACCGTTCCGGTGTCGAACAGATAGGCGTAGAGGTGGGTCTCGGTGCCGAACGCGGCCCAGCGTTGGTAGGTGTTATCATGCCAGGTGACGACATCACGCGGCGGATCGGAGACGTCGCTGCCGCTCAGTTTCGCGTTACCGCCGATCGGCACGATGGCGCCGCCGCGCCAGCGGATGTTGTTGCTGTCCCACCATTTTCCAGGCGTCGCCTCGGAGGTTGACTGACGGACGATGCCGGCTGGGGGCGAGACGGTTATCCGGGGCATCAGGTGGCGGCCGGGTGCAGCCAGCCCACGTTCACGCCATTGATGACCACGCCGACGCGCGCGCCATCCCAGATGAACGCGAACGCGGTGAGACCGCCGTATGTCGTGTAGGCAACGCCATGCGCGCCGGCCAGAACGCCACCGACTCCGCTGATATAGCCCCCCATGGAGGTGATGTTACCGCTCGCGGTAAGCGGGCCGGAAATATTGCCGGTGATGAGCGGCAGCAGGATGGTGTCGACCTGCGTCCAGTTGGCGTTGGTTTTGTTGCCCCAGCTGTCCTGCGATCCGCCGATGGCGGGCAGGGTGAGCCCGAAGTTCGGCGTGGTGCTGTCGGAGCCGCTCATTTCACACCGGCCGGAGGATTGAGTGCCGTGTTGGTGATGCCGGCCGGGCTGTCGGAACTGTCA